ATTATATACATATTTACATTTACATACATAACGTTTGCATATACATATATATACACTTTTTACACATTTACACGGATTAATGAGACGTGTTTAATCACTCATTATTTTGACATAGTTACCAAGTTAACATGCTAGTCACATGTAACCTAGGGATGTCATCATAGTCGATGTACTAAAACATCACCTTTATTTAGAGGAGTTTGACAAACAATGACTACAAACCTAACACACAGTGGTTCCACGTGTGTATGGGATAAATAACCGAACCAACATTTCTTTTACAGATAACATACAGCGTAATAATACGCAAGCTACTGTCAGCTTTACAGACAGAGCAACTACGGCGCTAGAGTCCGTAGACAATCCGCTGGAAACCACTTATATGTTGGCGGACACCTCCGATACGGTAGATAGTTTCTTTCAGAGACCACAAGCTATCTTTACGGAGGAGTGGATACCCGGCGTGGCTTTTCATCAAATTATTGACCCATGGTCTTTATTTTTTGAAAATCCACGCGTAGCCGAAAAGCTCAGCAATTTTTATTTGCTTCGAGCCCGGTTACATATTAAGGTCGTTGTTAATAGTAGTCCCTTTTATTATGGACGCCTAATGGTATCTTATAATCCATTAGCGTTCATAGATTCATATACTTTTAACCGACCTGGCATACAACAAGACTTTATTCAAGCAAGTCAGAGACCTAATGTGGTTATCAACCCAGCAGCCGATGAGGTAGCTGAGCTAGTTTTACCATATATGTACCCAAAAAGTGCTTTATCAATACCAGCACAAGAATGGAAAAATATGGGTAATTTGACTATTGCAGATTTGAATATGCTACAGAATGCGAATAACGCCACTGATTCTATTACAGTGACGGTTTTCGCATGGGCAGAGGATGTGTCTTATTCACAACCCACTTCAGTACCAATTACGGTACAGGGTGAGATAGAGGATACACATCCAGCTGGCGTAATATCAGCACCTGCGACTAGCCTTGCACGTTTATCAACTAGTTTAGCTAACTTACCTATCATTGGTAAGTATGCTAAGGCTACATCTTTAATGAGCAATGCAGTTGCGTCTATAGCTAGTCTGTTTGGTATGTCACGACCCAGACAAGTTGCCCCACATCAAGGATTTGTTAATGACGGCTTTAGGCGTTTTACTAATGTTAATAATACAGATATCTGTGAAACTTTAGCATTAGATAGTAAGCAAGAAGTCACAATTGATCCACGGGTGGTAGGATGTGACCCTTTTGATCAGATGGCGTTAGTGCCGCTAGCAAAAAGAGAGTCTTATTTAACTACCTTTGTGTGGGAGAACTATATGCCACCGCAGCAACTATTGTTCAACACGCCAGTTACACCTTTAATGTTCGGTGTGAATGGTAATCAAGCGTTCTTTACTCCAATGGGGTGGGTTGCCCTCCCATTTCGTTATTGGAGGGGTTCCATACGCTTTCGTTTTGAAGTTGTGGCATCCAAATTCCATCGTGGACGTTTGCGCGTCTGTTATGACCCACATCATCAACAAACAACTGAATATAATGTAAATTATACAAAGTTGGTTGACATTGCAGATGGCGCAGATTTCACAGTGGAAGTTGGTTGGGCTCAAGGTTTACCATACCTTATAGTTCCACCTGTACCTTTAACAGCACCTATGTTTGGCAATACAGCCATCACTGGGAATGTCGCTGGAGCTAATGGCATATTATCTATGTTTGTCGTTAACTCTTTGACTGCACCAAGTGAGACAGTTTCCAATGCCTACATTAATGTTTATGTATCAGCGTGCGATGATTTTGAAGTTCAAGCACCTAATGCAG